GCAATTTACAACCGAGTGTTTAATCTACGTCAAGAGCCTACAAGCTGCGCATCTTGCTTTAGAGAACTGGTGTTTAAAATGCAGAAAGTTTACGCTGAGTACGAGAAATGAGATACTACATCTTAGACTACGGCAAAGACTTGATTGAGTACGCTCACGGAATCTCTGAGAGGATACGAAAAGACGGACACCACTTAATCGAATACTTTACAGATGCCGATGGTTTAATGTGCTTAGAAGAACTAACAGAAGACGAATTTTTAGACCACTTTAAAAAAGTAAAAGATGCCTATACCGACTCCACTACCAAAGGAGCAGAATAACGAGTTTATCCAAAGATGTATGATGGATGACACAATGTCAAGAGAGTACAGAGACATTGACCAACGCTACGCAATATGCAGAGAACAACTAACAAAACACGAACAAAATGCAAGTAAGCAAAGTAAAAATATCAGAGGTAAAAAATAACCCAAAGAACCCACGACTAATTAAAGACGATAAGTTTAAGAAGTTAGTCAAGTCAATACAGGAGTTTCCGCAGATGCTTGAGCTACGACCAATAGTGGTAGACGAAAACAACATAGTGCTGGGTGGAAATATGCGTTTAAAGGCGTGTAAGGAAGCTGGATTGAAAGAAGTTTATATTGTTAAGGCTGAGAACCTAACCGAACTACAGAAAGACGAATTTATTGTAAAAGATAATTTAGGCTTCGGAGAATGGGATTGGGATATGTTAGCTAATGAATGGGATGTAGAATTAATCCAAGATTGGGGATTAGATTTACCACTTGATTTTAGTGTTGAAGAAGAAGATAAAGAAGTAATTGCACACGGTAAATTACAAGAAACATTTTTAATACCACCTTTTTCAATCTTAGACACAAGACAGGGTTATTGGAATGATAGAAAACGTTATTGGAAAGAAATTATTAATGATAACGGAGAAAGCCGAGAAAATACCTTAGCTAATGGAAGTATAATGTCAGAAATGAACAACGGTGTTTCAATACTTGACCCTGTTTTGGCTGAAATTATGAACAAATGGTTTGGCCTAGAAAAATGTAATACTTTTGATTGTTTTGCAGGTGATACTGTTTTTGGCTATGTAAGTAGTTATTTAGGAAATAAATTTACAGGTATTGAATTACGCAAAGAACAAGCAGATTTAAATAATGCCAGGGTAAAAGGTTTTAATGCTAATTACATTTGTGATGACGGAAGAAATGTATTAAACCATATTGAAGAAAACAGCCAAGATTTATTATTTAGTTGTCCGCCTTATTTTGATTTAGAAGTATATTCAGATTTAGAAAATGATGCCAGCAATCAAGATACTTACGAGGATTTTATAGAAATAATAGAAGATGCTTTTAGTAAAGCTGTAAAATGTTTAAAAGAAAATAGGTTTGCAGTAATTACTGTTGGTGATGTGCGAGATAAAGACGGTTACTATTATAATTTTATTGATGACATTAAACGCATATTTATTAATAATGGCATGAAATTATACAATGAATTAATTTTAATTGAAAGTATTGGAACTTTACCGCAAAGAGTTGGAAGGTTTATGGAGCATAGAAAGATTGGTAAATGTCACCAAAACGTTCTAGTATTTTACAAAGGAAACACGAAAGAAATTAAAAACATATTCCCAAAAATAGAAGTAGATGAAAGCGCAAATGTATAATTATTCAAGTTGGATAGAAGAAACTAATCCAAACGTATTATTAGATAAATATATGGTGCTATTAAAAAAAAGTGGCTTTGGTGTATTAGATGTAGTTGAAAAACATTTTGAACCTATTGGGTATACCGCATTATTTCTATTAAGTGAAAGCCATTTTGCAATACATACGTTTCCGGAACACAACCAAACATATATTGAATTATCAAGTTGCGTTAAAAAACAATTTGATTATTTTGTAAAAAACAACGATTAAACAACGACATGGCAGGATATAAAGAAATAGAACCACGTTGGGAAAAAGGACAAAGCGGAAACCCAAGTGGAAGACCCAAAGGCGCAAAAAATAGAAGCACCATAGCTAGGCAATGGCTAGAGGTAAATCAAAGCCTTAAGAACCCTTTGACTGGAGAAACTGAAACAATGTCTCAGGAGGATTTGATGACCTTAGCGTTGATTAAGAAAGCCCGTGAAGGAGATGTAGCTGCATACAAAGCATTGATGGATTCAGGTTACGGGGCCCCAGTGCAGCAGATAGAACAAACAATTTTAGAACAACCACTATTCCCTGATGTTCAAGAGAACGACATCAATAAATAAAATACTCAGCTTAAAAAAGCGAGTTAAAATCATTCAGGGTGGCACTTCGGCAGGTAAGACTTTCGGAATACTACCTATTTTGATTGATAAGGCAATACGCTATCCAAACACGGAGATAAGCGTAGTAGCTGAAAGCATACCTCACTTGCGTAGAGGTGCTTTAAAAGACTTCCTAAAAATAATGAAGTGGACTAACCGCTACATTGACGAGCAGTTCAATAAATCTTTACTTACCTACCAATTTAAAAACGGAAGTGTAATTGAGTTCTTTAGTGCAGACGATTCAAGTAAACTTCGAGGAGCAAGGAGAGATGTCCTGTACATAAACGAGTGCAACAACGTAACCTTTGACGCTTACTTAGAGCTTTCCATTCGTACCAAGAAAGAGATTTACCTTGACTTCAACCCTGCTAATGAGTTTTGGGTTCACACCGAACTAAAAGACGAACCTGACGCAGATTTCATTATCCTTACATACAAAGACAACGAGGCGTTAGATGAATCCATAGTACGTCAAATAGAAAAGAACCGAGATAAGGCGGTTACGTCTAACTATTGGGCAAATTGGTGGAGGGTTTATGGTCTCGGTGAGGTGGGTATGCTCGAAGGAGTTATATTCGATAATTGGAAAGAGATAGACAAGCTACCTGATGATGCAAGATTGGTAGGCATAGGACTTGACTTCGGTTACACGAATGACCCGACGTCCGCAATTGAGGTGTACAATTGGAACGGAAAACGAATAGTAAACGAACTTGTTTACCGAACTGGTATGCTGAACTCGGACATTGCTAAGATACTTCCGTCAAGCGTTACTATATACGCTGATTCCTCAGAGCCTAAATCTATTGATGAGATTAGACGCTACGGAAAGACGATTAAAGGAGTAACTAAGGGAGCAGATTCAATCCGATATGGTATAGATGTAATGCAACGACAGGAGTATTTGGTTACAAAGCAAAGCACGAATCTAATCAAAGAGCTTAGAAGCTATTGTTGGGATGTAGATAAACACGGAGTAAGGCTAAAAAACCCTGCAGGAGGCAACGACCACGCTATTGACGCACTTAGATACCACGAGATGGAGAATCTCGGCTTAAATTCAAACTATGGACAATACGCAATCCGATGAGTTGCCTCGTATGAAAGCAATCGTAGAGGAATACATCTACAAACGAACTGGCAAAAAGGTACATATTGTCTTTAATGATGTGTTTAGTATGCGTAAACATTCTCAAATGTTAGCACAAGCCTACTCTTATGTCCTTGCTCAAGAATACAAAAACGATTAATTGACTTATAACAATATGGAAATCCAAGTAAAAGTACCTACCTCACTAAATGAAATCCCACTTAAACACTATGTGGACTTTCTAAACGTGCAGAAAGGTTCTAATGATGAGGAATTTATCGCTCAAAAAATGATTGAGATTTTCTGTGGTATCCGTTTAGCTGACGTTGCTAAGATTAAACTTACCTCGCTCAACGAAATGGTGCTACATTTTACAAACCTATTCTCAGCAAATCCTGAATTTAAGCAGACGTTTAAAATCGGTGGCATTGAGTTTGGATTCATTCCAAACCTTGAGGAGATTTCTTTCGGTGAATATGTAGATTTAGAGAATCACTTGCAGAGTTGGGATACATATAACAAAGCTATGGCGGTTATGTACCGTCCTATCAAAACACGAAGTAAAGACAAGTACGAACTCCACGAGTACACACCAAGCAAAGACCATCAGGAGTTAATGCAGTTTGCTCCATTGGATGTTTGTATAGCAGCATCGGTTTTTTTTTACAATTTAGGAAGCGAGTTACTGACGGCTACCCTGAATTATTTGGAGAAGAACCTGAAGAAGGACAAGAACCTGTCAACGACTTTAGCGAAACAACTCAATTTGCCAAGCGATGGGGATGGTATCAGTCAATATATGGACTCGCTAAGGGAGACGTTACTAAGTTCGATGAGATTACCAAACTTAGACTTACTAAATGTCTCACCTATCTCACCTTCGAGAAGCAAAAAAACGAAATTGAGAGAAGACAACTTGAAAGACAAATGAGAAGATGACAGGATTTTACAAAGTATTAGAATTAATTAAATGGCATTTCGATAATGACCCTATCGTAAACACAACTACGGAGGGTGACATTTTTGAAGTGGACTTAAACAAGCAGACAATCTTTCCGCTTGTACACTTAATGACCAACAACGTATCTTTTGAAACTAACGTAGTACGCTACAATCTCTCGTTGATTGCGATGGATGTAGTCAACATATCAAAAGAGGCGACTACTGATTTATTCAGAGGCAACAACAACGAGCAGGACGTATTAAACACGCAACTGGCAGTATTAAACCGCTGCTACGATATGATGCTTCACGGCAACTTGTGGGATTTAGAATTTGTAGTTGACGGCAATCCTACCTGTGAGCCATTTACGGAGAGATTTGAAAATTTTATGGCAGGATGGACAATGACATTCGATGTCTTGATTCCTAACGAGATGACCATCTGCGACACGAGCGGTTACTCACCTTTTTGTCAACCTGCAACCGTAACGAACTCAAACCAAAGTTATACGGCATCGGTAGCAAGTGGAGCGGTATTGACTTTGCCTAACGAAACTTTGAATCTACAAATAGACGGAATCCAAGTAGCATCTTCTACTTACCCACCTTTAAGCAATCAAACAATAAATTTAGTATGGCAGTAAATATTAACATACCATCACAAGTAAGAACCTTCGCTAATTTAGCTGCATTCCCTGCCTCAGGCGCAGTAAAAACTATTTACATAGCTGAGGACACAAACAAGACTTATCGTTGGACAGGCAGCGTTTATGTAGAGATTTCAGGCGCTGACTTTTCAGGCTATGTACCTACGTCAAGAACCCTAACAATAAACGGAACAACTCAGGATTTATCTGCAAATAGAACGTTTACTATACCTACTGATTTAACAGTCGGCACTACACCGATAGCTTCGGGTACAATAGGAAGAGTATTGTTTCAAGGTACGGGGAATGTGTTGCAGCAGAGTTCGTCTTTATTTTGGGACGGCACTAACAATCGCTTGGGAATTGGAATTAGTTCACCAAGCACTACCTTTGCAATTGGAAGCGGAGGAATAAACAGGGTTAATCTTGGGATTCAGGCTTTTGAAATGTACACACCAAGTTCAGTTAGAACTGTTTTTTTAGGGTATTCGTCAACAAGTGGTCAATTAATTATTTCTTCGGGTGGGTCTAATGATGTCAACTTTTTAGGCGGAGGATTTAAAAGCATCTCAACGGGTAACTTTGCAATTGGTTCAACAACAGACGCAGGCTTCCGTTTAGACGTCAATGGTACTGCGAGGGTGCAAGGGAATGCGACTATTGTAGGCACGTCTTTAAGTAGCTTTTCGGTAAGCAACGGAGCAACTGCAATGATTCAAACTGCATCAAGTGGGATTGGTTCATCTGAT